TCGCACCAGTTCGACGAATTCGACTTTGCACTTGTGGCAGAGTCGTTTGTCAAGGTTGTTCCTGATGGACTGCCGACACTCGTAGACATTTTCAATGCGCCGTTTGAGTCTGCGCACGTCTCGCACTATTGCGACCGGCTACTAGACCACAACGCGCAGCACGGCGTGAAATTACTAGCACAGGAACTGCAAGCGGACAGCGAGCCGGACATTGACGAGTATATCCAGCGGCTGGACGACATTAAGCGACCAACGAAAGCCGATGTGATTACAGTTGCGGAAGCGATTCAGCAGCACGAAGAGCGTAAGGCAAACCCGGCAAAAGTGCATAAAACTGGCATTCCGTGGATTGACGGCACACTAACCGACGGCGGGCTTAAAGACGGGCAACTGATGGTGATTGGCGGGCGTCCCGGTGCTGGCAAGTCCGTGATGATGGCACAGGTTGCGGCCGGGATGAGTTCGGTAGATTCCCCGGTGCTGTTCTTCACGTTGGAAATGTTGGCGGCTGAATTGGTCGGCCGATATTCCGCCAGAATGAGCCACGAGCAACTAACCGCAACCGGTCTGCTGTTCTGTGATTCAACCAGCGGGCTTGCGTCAATCACGGCGCTTGCACGGCTGGAGCGACGACGGCGCAACGTGTCTGCCATTGTCGTTGATTACCTGCAACTTGTGGAGGTTGCAGCACAGCGGGGCCAGAGCCGCGAACAACAGGTTGCACAGGTAAGCCGCACAATGAAGCGGCTAGCGCTGGATATGGAAATGCCTGTAATAGTCGGCAGCCAGTTGGGCAGGCGGTCGGAAGCAAAAACAGAGCCGACATTGAGCGACCTTCGCGAGTCCGGGGCCATTGAACAGGACGCAGATATTGTTTGCCTGTTGCATTATGATGACGACACGCGAGAGACGCGGGTTGATATCGCAAAGCAACGCAACGGGCAAAAGGCGGCAACGCAGATGGTGCTGGACGGGGCAAACTTTAGGTTTACGCATGATTGCGCGGGGAGTGACGAGGTATGACACCAACACAACGCCAACAGATAACCAGCGCACAGGCAACCGCACAAGCACGCAACAATGAGGCATTTAGGATGAATCCAAACCTGCAAATCTGGCTGCGGCAAGTGCGCACAGCCGCTGTCATTCGCAGGACGGCACGCAATTTTGTGAGGTGGAAAAATGAATGACGACGAAACGCGCGAGCAGTGGGCAAGGCTGTGCCGCATGTATATCACGCGAGGAAACGCGGAGATTGATCAGATGGTGAGCGAGCTGCACGCAATGGCAGGCATCCGCGAGGGATTCGAAGACATGGACGCATGGGAAGCAATGCATGACCGCGCGGTTGAGAACATGGAATCCCAGCGGCCAAACTCGCCAGAATACGCATGGGCGTTGTTGCGGGTGCTGGGCGTCAAATTGTGGATGGTGCGAGCGCTTGAGGCGATGGAAGAGGGGGCGGACGGATGACGCTATACCACAAAGACAAAAGCACAGAGATCCACAACGGTGACTGTCTGCAAGTGCTGCGGACTCTCCCGGATAGTTCGGTGGATGCGTGCGTTACCGATCCACCCTACGGGCTGGCCTTCATGGGCAAAAAATGGGACTACGACGTGCCATCGTCCGAAGTGTGGCAGGAGTGTCTTCGGGTCCTGAAGCCTGGCGGGCATCTGCTGGCCTTTGCTGGCACCAGGACGCAGCACAGAATGGCGGTGAGGATTGAGGACGCAGGGTTTGAAATCCGGGACATGATCGCGTGGGTTTACGGCAGCGGGTTCCCGAAATCGCTGGATGTGTCGAAGGCGATTGATAAAGCGGCACCTCGTGCTGGTATGTTTGATGCATTTGCGAAGCATTTTTCTGAACGCCTTAGGGTTTCTGGTAAAACACAGAAGGAAGTTGCTGCGTTATTTCCCAGCAAGACTGGCGGGCTGACAGGGTGTGTTTGGAATTGGGCAAACGGCGCAAATGTGCCAACCGTGGCTCAGTGGAAGATTTTGCAGCCCATGTTGCAGTTATCTGATGAGTTTGCTGTATTGATTGACCGAGTTGAAGCAGAACGCGAAATAGTGGGCGAACAAACCAAAGCGCGCAGCACATCCGGGAAGTCTGCATTGCCCACAATCGGGGGCAGCACAGTATACGAAAGCTGGAACATCACAGCCCCCGCAACCGAAGCCGCGAAGCAGTGGCAAGGCTGGGGCACAGCCCTGAAGCCCGCACTGGAGCCGATCACAGTGGCACGCAAGCCGTTCCCCGGCACCGTGGCCGAAAACGTGTTGCAGCATGGCACTGGGGCGGTGAATGTTGATGGGTGCAGGGTGGCAACTGATGAAACTCTGCAGGGGTCAACTGTTCCTAATGACATTCGTGGTGGTGCTTTTGCGGCAGGGCACAATCCGAACCCTGGAGACATTGCGGCGTATCGCCAAAGCGATCTAGGACGTTTCCCCGCTAACCTGATCCACGATGGCAGCGAGGAGGTGGTGGGGCTGTTTCCGGAAGACGGCGAAGCATCCGCAGCCCGGTTCTTCTACTGTGCCAAGGCCGACGCCAGCGAGCGACGCAACAGCAAACACCCAACTATCAAGCCCGTCGCATTGATGCGGTATCTGGTGCGTCTGGTGACGCCACCTGGCGGTGTGGTGCTTGATCCATTTGCGGGCAGTGGCACAACGATTGAGGCGGCACGGCTGGAGCACTGCCGGGCAATCGGCATTGAGCGAGAGGCGGAATATTGTGCGGACATTCTGGAACGTTTGCGGCAGGGGGTGTTGTTTTGAGCGGCGAACCATACGTTGTCTACAGGCTCGACACCTACGGGCGTCGGCAGTACGTGTTTCGGCAGTTATCCCCGGTTGATTGCCGGGCGCCGATCCGCTGTAAGGGAATTGCCGCGCAAGGATGGGTGAACAGCCTGCCCAAGGCCAAAACGTATACCGGCAAAGCGGCAGCAGTTGCGGCTGCTAAAGCAATCGCAGACGCAACCCGTCACGGGCGGGATGCAATGCGGGTGATATCATTGGAGCAGGCGCAGCGGGAACGGGCTGCGGCGCTGAAACAGCGAGGGCGGTGAAATGGCGAAAACTGAACCACGGGGGAGAATCCCGCAACTGTATCGCGAGATGAAGATCGGGCAGCGGGTGGTTGTAAGTTACGGGTACAAGCACACATTTCACCTGCTGCGGTCGGCATGGAAGCGGCAGTTTCGGAAGCGACGGATTGCCGACGGCTACGATGTGCCGTGGCTGTATCTGGAGCCAGTGGGAGAGAGCCGCACATTGGTTGTGCGGATGCGAGACGAGGCAGAGATGAGAGCAGCACGGGCTGCGTACAAAGCAAAGGGTAAGAAATGAGTTGGACCGAGATTGAAATCGACGAAAGCGGCAGGATAACAGTCCGCAGGGGTGGCACGCTTACGGGCGAGACGGAGGTGGAGCCGAAGCCAATGGCGGAGCCAGAGACGGAATCAATGAAGGGCGCTCCGGTCACTAAACCGGCATCCGCTGAGTCTATCGTTGAGTCAAAACCGAAGCTGGTAACGTGGCGGCTGTGCGTGCTACTTGAGCCGTGGCAAATTGACGATAAAACACTTGGGCCAGTGTTTGTTAAATGGCATCCGTCCGAGAACATTCCGCAGTTTTGGTATCCGGTTGAGTCTTACAACCAGCCGATCGAAACCGTGAAGCAACTGCCGGAGGGTCAGAAGCCGTACTGATTTCGTGTCGCGACGTATTGACAGCCGCACGACCCCGCGGCAACAATACCTGCGGAGGTGGTGCCGATGGTGGTGAGTGCGGTCGAGCAAATGCCGCTGCGGCTGGCTGGTGATTGGCTGGAGTTTGAACACGAATGCCAATTGCGGCTGGATCTGCCGGGCGTCACAGTCACGCGCATTGAGCAGGCCGGGAGCCGATACGACGGCGCAAGCATTCCGCGGGTGGCCTGGTCAATTATTGGGCATCCACTTGAAGACCGTTTCAGGTGGGCGTCGTATTGGCATGATCGAATCTGCGAGGCGTCAACGTATCGCGAACAACGGCGTTTTGCTGATGCGGTGTTTTTGGAATTGCTGCGGCGGGCAGGGGTGGAGCGATGGCGGCGCGTTGCTATGTGGGCGGCGTGCAGAATTTACGCAACAACACGTAAGGGGCTGAGATGAGCGGACCAATCACACGGCATCATTGGGATGCGCTGGCGGCGGACATTTACGCGCGAGGCGGGTATCGGAATTATGGCATTGACCCGATGAGCATTTTGGCGATGCTCAATACAATCGTGCCGCAGGTGCTGCAGTGGGTGGCGGATTGCAAGCGGCTGCGTGACGACGAAGTGCAGCCCGCTGTTGCCGCAATGCACGCACGCAACCCGGCGCAGGCAAAACGCAGGACGGCCGCGCAATGCAAGAAGCTGCGGCGCAAACAGGGCGAACAGTTCTGCAAAGAATTCAACGTGCCTCGTGGTAACCGCCGGGCAATTCTGCAAGCCGATTTCACGCTGACCGATGATCAGGCAACGGCAATGGCTGAGGATATGATTGCCGAATGCTGTAACCGGTCTGCTGAGGATGTGGCGCGATTTGCCGCAGCGGCACGCGGTGCGTGATGTTGTGGTTGCTGTTGCTGATTGTTGACGAATTGCCGCCGGTGGTGTTGCCGATGGTTGGACAGGACGTGCGCGAGATCGAGCCGCAGCCGCCGCCACCAGCACCGCGAGCGGTTGACACGGTCACGGCGGGCGTGTTTTACGTCGTTCAGAGCGAAGAGCCGCTGTTGATCCTGACAAGCCCGGCAGGTGTTGTCGATGCAGTTTCTGAGCAGGGGCCATTGCGTTGCCGCGGGCGGTGGGCTGACGCAGACGGGATACAAACGCGGACGCTGGATGCGCCGTATCTGTATTTTGTCGAGCCGGTGAAGCCGGGCAAGTGTGAGTTGCTAATCCTGCGGGCGTCGGC